CAAGGGCTAAAAGCCCCCACACAAGCCCTGTGAGGGCGATTGCGCCCCCTATAAGTACCCAAAGCATCATTTATCCCCTTCCCTTTGAGATGCGCCAATGGTGGCATAGAAGTTATCCACAGGGGAGTCCGACTCGCGAAAGCTGTGTAAGGTCATGTATGGACATTTGTATGGATGAGTGGTATTGTTCTTCTTGTAGGGGGAACGGCCTCCGAAGAAAAGGAAAAAAAATGACACGCTCACCAATCACCGCAGACGATAAATTTGAATTTATCATTGCAATTCTTGAATCAGATGTTTTTTCTGCAAAAGATGAAAAAGCAATTCGCATCATGCAACAAATCATCGATGATGCAAAATATAAGGTTGCACGCAAAACAGTTCAGGCAATGGATCGCGAAGCTCGTAAAGAAGGAAAATTTATTAGCAACATGACTGAAGCAACAAAAGTTGCAAGTAAGTTCAAGGCGATGCCTGAGAACACAATTGTCGCTGCAATCGCTCGCGAGATTGGATTGGATTTCTAATGACTACAACAAAAGTTGATCTCGATCAATTCATGACAGATGTTCACACAGGTACAGGTTTTACATTTAACACTTTTCACACAATGTTTCGTTATGTAAATGAGCGTTATTTTGGACGCACTTTGTACGCGCAAATTAAGAACGGACAAATTACAGTTGATGAAGTTGTATCAATTATGAAGGGAGCAATGTAATCATGAGTGCTGTTATATCTTTTTGCAGTATCTGCGACAAAGCTACATATGTTTCGGCAGTTGCTTATCATCGTGAAAATCCTTGCCACGCATCCATGATGGGTTGGGATTGCATGGAATTTGAAGCTGAAGAACAATTTTGCGGTTGTGGTGTCAAATAATGATGACAAGTTCATCATTTCAAACTGTGGCGCTCGCCAATGGTTTTCTGCCGAAGTTGATGCAGAATCATCAGCTCGTCACGGATTTTTGATTGCTTTAGAAAACACAAAGGTTTATCACGCAACACTTGGTCAAGCCCAAGATTGGGTTCGTTCTTTCAATTACTCAGAAAAGGAAAATGCATAATGACAAAACCACGCCGAGTTCGAGTATTTCTTGAAAACGATCAATACATTCTTGCGCCTAAATGGGCAATCAAAGATTTGGTCGGTATTGATGAATTTGGAAATCTCATCATTCGTGAAACTGAAGCACCATTTGCAGGGCAACTGACAGGGTTGACTTCTTGTTGTAACGCAACCGCAAAAGGTTGCGATGGATATACAGGTTGCAGAAATTGCTATCGCGAAGTTGAATCGTATCTTGGCGCAGAAATGCGCGAATCTGATGTTTATCTAAAAGTAAAGGTGGGTGCATAATGATCACAAAGCGCGGAAAGCAAGCTCGAGCAATTGCAATTGCAGTTGGCATCATTCTTATATGGCAAGTTGCAAGCAATCTGTGGTGGGTCGGCATTGATGCACCCAATGCAGAGTTTCTTGGTTGGTGTTGGGGTTCAATGAGCGAATGTGTGGTGTTGTAAATGGTAGGCAAAAAAGTCAGGTCAGTCAGAGTCAGCGATCAGCTATGGGCAAGGGCGATGGCAAAAGCGCGGTCAGAAGGCAAGTCAGTTTCAGAAGTGATCGTTGATTTCTTGAAGGGATACATCAAATGACAAAAGCTACAACCGCCATTGCCTTTGCCGAAAGAGGATGGCACATCCTGCCTGTTACTCCTTATCAAAAGACACCATTCTTCCCAATTGCCACTCACGGCTATAAGTCAGCCACAACTGACATTGAATCCATTGAGAAGTGGTTCACTCGCGCTCCGATGCTCAATATTGGCATTGCTTGCGCCCCTTCAAACTTAGTCGTCTTTGACATTGATTACCGCAACGGCGGAACAACTGAAGGTCTCAACCTTGACACATTCACAGTCGCAACAGGCGATGGCTTGCATCTGTATTACTCCGCCCCTGCCGATGCGAAGTTCAAGGGCAAATTGCGTGATGGCGTTGACATCAAGCACAATGGATATGTTGTGGGTGCAGGATCATTGCACGAATCAGGTAAGTTCTATGAGGTCGTCAAAGACATTCAACCTGCACCGATGATGGAGTGGATATAGCTCCAAAAAAGACAAAGAAATCCCCCTCACCATGACCGACTGATGGTGAGGGGGATTTCTTATTCGGCAAGTGCGAGAGCAATGCCTTCTTCAAGGGAAATCTTTGGCTCATAAACTGCAAGCATTCGTGATGGATCGCCTACGCGGTACTCAACACCTATGGGTGCATCAAGATTGTTTTTGATGGGAGCAAGGTACTTTGCTTGCAACATGACCATTTCTGCCAACTCAATGAAAGATGTTGGACGACCTGAACAGATATTCATGACACTTACATCATTGATCACAGCTGCAAAAGTTGCGCCTACAACATCGTCAATATGTACGAAATCTCGTACCTGTGTTCCTCTGCCCCACACTTCAAATGGGTCTGCTTTGCGCTTTGCTCGTTCAATAAAGGATGGGAATGGATAGTCAAGTGCCTGATCTGCACCATATCCGCTAAATGGTCGCAATACAGTTACCTTCAGACCTTCAGCTCGTGCATAAGAGGCAAGCATTTCACCTGACAGTTTTGCCCAACCATAGGTGAAGTCAGGGGTGCGGATGTGTTCCAAGTTGATGTCAACTTCACGCAATTTTTGTTTATATTGCAGTCTTTGCAAAAAGGTTGGGTAGGCAGCACTTGATGAGAAATAGACAATGTGTCGTGGTCGAGTCCGAAGCGCCCATTGGAACATATCTGCATCTATGGCAAGGTCAGAGGCAACTGACAAAGGGTTTCCCTCAATGGTCATTCGCCCACCGACAATCGCCGCGAGATGAATAACGATGTCAAATTGTGTGTCATCTGTGGCGAAGAAATGTCGAACCTCTTTGCCATTTACTAGGTCAATTCCTGTGATCTCATGGTTTTTGTCATCGAGTGCGCGGTGAAAAGCACGCCCGACAAACCCTGCATCACCTGTGATAAGAATCTTCATTATTGCCCCCATTCATACAAGTATTTATCATCACCTGACAAAGCTACAGATTTTTGTTGATCCACAGTAAAGACAAACTTATCATTCTCATCAAGGGCTGCGCCAATATGACTGACCTCATTGACAGGTTCAAGGACATATGGCTTGCGAATGGATTTGCCTTCAACATCTGTATCGTAAAACTCATCATGGATAAAGCATGAGAATTGGATGCGTGGGTAAATCATATTTCTCAAGAAGTCTTGATCTTGGGTGTAGTAACTTGAAATATCAGCCGACTCCATTAAGGCGCGGATGTCTTTGAAAAGTACGGATCGAACTGTGAACATACCTGCGTTGATGGGGTAATTGTGACCGATAGGGTGGTCTTTCATAATGTGAGCATCAAGACCCGAATCAAGAAATTCTTCGTGAGCGTGTAATTCACGCAAAGACAGGCGAGCATCGGCATCACGGAAGGCAACGATGTCATAATCTAGTTCACAAGCAAGAAACCGCCACAACTTGGCGGTGTGATCTTCGGGTGCATCCGTCTGAATAATTTGAACATTGGGAAACAGGCGCAAGGTTGAGACTACCCAAGCTGGCACCGATTGACCTACAAAAAAGACCAACTCGTATTCATCATCCAAAATCTGTTCAGCGATGATGGCGTTTTTGATTGCCCCTACCGAGTAGCGCAAATCTGATCCATAAAGTGAGAATGCAATTGCCTGTTTCATGGGCGCAGTTTCTTGAGCAAGACCTCGTAGGCTTCTGATTCAATGTAGTTTTTGTAAGCAAGAGCATCGGCAGAATAAACTTCCTGCGCATTGACTGCAACATAGCCCTCATCCCACTCAGCTTTGCCAGCTACAGGATGCATATGCTCAACAATCACATCTTCAAGGTAATGCAGAGAACCTAAATCCTCGCCCAATTTCTTCCAAAAGTTGTCAAGATAAAGGTGCTTCATATTTGGTGGCACCATTCCGCCGAGTGCTTTGACAATATCTGATGTCATTGCAACCATCGTTGGAAGACGCTTGCCTTGAAGCAGATCATTGCCGTAGGCAACTGACGGAGCCTGTTGCAACGCCTCAATGAGTTTTGCATCCCAATCGGCGGTGCGTGGGCGGTGGTCATCGCCTAAGAAGGCAAAATACTTGTATTTGTCATCATATTT